AGTGAAGACCAAATCAAGCAGTTCAGAACATTTAGAGAATCAGTAGACAAATTCGACAAGCCTACTGATGCTCTTCTTTCTTCTAAATTGATTGAACAGATTAAGTCTTCTGGTTATAAAGATGTTCCATTGCTAAAAGGCATGACTGAACAAATCAAGGACATGTCTGATAAAGATGTAAAAGAATACATCTACAATCAAAGACAGTATCTGAATCAGATGTTACCTGGAAAAGCCGTTGAGTCTATTCCTGACTTACAAGAATACATGACAGTTCAGCCTAACTATGGTGTCAAGAATACTAACTATGCTAAGATGTTCAATGACCCAGATATTCTTGATAAGTTGAATGAATATTCTTTTAGGGATATTGACTATATTGCTCGTAAGAATGGAATGAGTGGTAAAGAACTTCTCAATGATTTAACTGAAGCTAAGATTGCTAAAGATAGAAATTTGGTAGCACATGGTGGAAGATGGCGTGATGTATTCGATACTGACAAGTATAATTCTTGGCTAGACAATCCTATTACATCTAATTTGGGTGGTGCTGCATTGACAGTCTTTGGTCGTCGTCAACAAGAAGCTATTGCTCGCGGTGAAGAACCTGAATTGAAAGATCAGCTTGGTGACGTTGGTGAAGGTCTTCTTTATGCTACTCCGCTTGGAAGAGTTGCTCAACCAATTTCTATTCCTGCAAAATTGGCTTATTCTGGTGCTACAGCAGCACTTGTTCCTCATATTACAGAAGCTTATGATGCAGCCGTATATGACGATAAGAACAATCCAAGAAGTGAATATAGTGAAGCTGATGCTCTAGTTGGCACAGGTGTTAATCTAATTGCTCCTTATGGAATTAGACGTGTTGGACAAGGTGTAGGTCGTGTAATTGATTCTCCAAAAATTTCTAAGATATGGGGTGAATTAGCAGAAGGTAAATCTGCTGATGATGTAATCAATGCAGCTGAAGCTGAAAGAGAACTCATTGGTAGAAATAAATTGAGAATCAATCAAGAAGGTACTGCTGGTGATTTGACACCTAATTACTATAAGAAAGTAGCATCTGCTGCTGAATTGACTGACAAATCTGAAAATCAGTTGATGAAAGCACTTGCTAAAGAAAATGGTGTTACAACTCCTAATCAGCAAGCACTTAATATGGCAATTAAGGACCCTTATATTTTGACAAAATCGCATGGTAATGACAGTAAAATTGCTGGTGACTATTTGACAATCTATAAGAAGAGTTCAAATCCTGCATATAATGCTAATCTTGATAATGTCTACAAATACGATGCTAAGGAATGGGTAGCACTTACCAAAGCTATGAAGAATGGTGAAAAGACCTATAAGTGGCAAGGTCAGAATAAAGCTGTACCAAAGGTAAGTGAACTTAAAGCCGCACTTGACCCAAAATTTGTAGAAAAGTATCAGAATAGTCCTTATGCTACTTCTATGTTCTTGAAGTCAAGTAGAGAATTGACTGGTGAAGATGCAATTAAGAATTATCTAACTAATCAATTTGGTAACTTTACTTATGCTGATAAGACTATTAACATTCCTGGAATGAGTCTATTACCTATTGATGTAAATCAGTATATAAAAGATTATAGAGCTGATAAAGAACGACAAGAAGCTATAGAACAATCAAGAAAAAGATTACCAACTTTACAAAGTGTATATGGTAATTTAAAATAAAATAAAAAGAGTGAAAGCGTTAAGCAATCACTCTTTTCTTTTTGGAGGAGGAATCAAAAAATAATGGAGCCAAAGAGAATCGAACTCTTCCACCAACCATGCAAGGGTCAGTCGCCAACCTTGGAACATGTGGTCCCGTTAACATTATTATTTATTATAATTACTTTATATTCATAAATTTTATCTTCTATATATTTATATTTTTTATTAACTAAATACATTGTTATCCAAAGTATTCCAAAAATTATAGCTGGAATCCAAGAATTCATAACACAAATTGCTGCGAAAGACAACATCCATAATACAACAATAGTATTTAATGTATATTCTAATATACTTTCAATAGTAAGCAATTTATCAAGTTCTTTATAATTCAACATGTGCATATCTTTCATCGAACCACTTTTCAAAATCTAAATCTTCAGGATTGATTGGACATTCAACATAGTAATTAGTCCAAGGTGTCAAATTGTAGTATGGATAGTCATCACCTGCAAATTCTTTTTCCATAACAGCTTTATAAGCATTATACTTGTCACAGATAATTTTAACATGCTCATCTTTTGTCATATTATTCTCCTTTCATTGTACTCATTATTGCTTTAACATATCTGTCAATCGATTCTAATGTATCTTTCTCTGTAGATTTAGGATATGCGTGAATACATGTATGAGCATTCTTTCCGTTCTTCCAACCAATGATATTATACCAAATGTCATCTTCATCTACTGTTACAGTATATTCACCGTCAATTACTACTTTTACAATGTCATTTACACATTCGAGATATGTAGTTAAATCTTTTTCCTTTAGTCCAAGCTTCATTAAAATCTTATTCAACATATTATGCTCCAATAGCTGCAGCAAAAATAACAATGATAATAGGTGTAGAGAGTAACGAACATGTGACAATGTATTTAATTCCACTTTTAATACTTCTAACCTTACGATAGATAGCATTACGCTTCTTGTAATTTTCTTTGCCTGGATAAAGCTTGTTCAAAATCTTAATCATTTTTGATTCTCCTTAATTTTTATATTTATAATATAATAAATTTATACCAACTTGTAAATACCCTAGTACGCAAATTTATCTAAAAAATCTTCTAACTCAGTCAAAGTCTTACATTTCTTCGCATAACGATAAATGTCTTTGAACACATTATAGGTCAAATCATTATCTTCTCTTTCTAGCAAATCATTGATTATAAGTTCTATCATTTTCCATAATATAGAACTATTCCAATGTCTATTATTTAACAATCTTGTTAATGAAATTAAATAATTTCTATTATTCATACTAATTATCTATATAAAAATTTATTATAATAACAATAGTATACATCTTCGCATCTGACAATAAAAATGCTTCCGTTGAGGTTATCTCAGGAAGCGATTGATTTATTAGGAGAATAACAATGAATTACTTATTATTTATTATAATTATTTTTTAGCTGTCGTAAAAGCTCTTCTTCTGAGCAAGCCTGTGTACTTGGTACTGAACAACTCTGCCAATTATCATACATTGGATATTTGTCAAAGCATTCTGGACTATACTGATATGTAGTTGGATAGAAAGGAATATTCTTTTCAATTCTCTTTATATCTTCCTGCATCTTCTTCAATGTCTCTTTGATTTCTCTAATGTCAATTTCGTAATCAGTCATCTGTAACCTCTCTTGTTAATTATTTTCTTCTTTTTTCTTTTTAGCTCTGTTCTTGTAATAATCTGGATGAGTTAGACGATACTTTCTTTGGTATTCTCTCTGATAACTACGATAATCTTCAGATTGACTAACATCAATGTCAGTATGCTTGCGTCTTTTCTTTCCAGCCTCTTTCATGTGTTCCATGACTTCTTTTCTACGATTTTCATCATTCCATAGTTCACTCATTGCTTTAGACTGTGCTTCAAAATTTTTATTTTCCATTTTGTATACCTCTCTATTAACTTAATGTTAATATATTTATAATCCGTAAGAAGAGGTAATTCGCAATGAATTTTTCAAGTCATCATACTTGTGCTTTTCTTTAAATTGTCTAATACATTCTTCTTTGAATAACCTGTGTATAACTTCTCTTTGCTTTTCATCAGCATTCTTGAATTTTCTAATATAAAATTGTAGCTTGTCCATCCATTTGCCTCCAGATTGCTCCAGAATGAATTCTGAGACACTTTTTAGTATAACCAATATAATTTATCGGTCAACTAAAATAATGTCCCAGAATCATCTTAGAATGCAATTATTTAAGTGTATATACAGTTAATCTATTCTTGACTGTATCTAATACCAGCATTCCATTTTTATGCTTTTCAATGTATGTAAATGGATTGTTAACATTCAGTGCCTTGTAAGTAGCGGTTAACTGTGCTTTAGTTACAAATACACTGATGAATGTTCCTCTTTTCAAGTGTCTTTTGATTGAAGTCTTTATGTCTTTAATGCTCATATTATTCTCCATAGTATTCTTTTTCAAGTCCTTTTAGTTCATTCTGTAAAAATTCGATTAGGTTGCTAGTCTTTTCAATGAATGTGTCAGTATCATTGTAATTTTTCTTTAACAACTCCAATGTCATTTCTATCATTTCTATTGTTGAGTCTTTGTAGCTATTCATCATTTTCTCCTTATTTTACGAAGATGTATACTATTGTTATTATAATAATAATTAAATTTAAATTTTATATGATTTAATATAATTTAATGTTATAGAATCTAATAAATCATTAACTATATCATTAAATTGTTCTTGATTAACATCATCTCTATTTCTTACATAGAATCCATCATATACTTGAATTACATCAAATCCTAATTTGAATAGTTCATCAACTAACTGCATGTAAATGCAAGACTCATGTAAGAAGATTTCAGAATCAAATGGTTGACCAATAATGTCAGTCATTTTAGACCTCATATTGATTAGTTCCATCTTTAATGTAATTTCGTCAATTTTTTCTTTATTGTAGTCTTCTTTGGCAAATCTGACTGTATGTGTATAGAGCTTTCCAATAGACTTGTCAAAGTATAATTTCATAGCAAATAACTTGTATTGCTTTCTTTGTTCTTCATTCTCGAATGGCTGACCATACATTTCTTCGTAAAGGTCAATGCTGTTGTCTAGCCATACCTTGAAGTTCAAGAAATGAGTTATTCTGTAGATAGAAGATTTAACGTCATATTCCATATAGTTATCTTTGCCAAAGTATTCATCTAATACATCTTTACGCCAAATTCTACCTGTATTCTTTCCATTGTCATGTTCTTTATATGAACAGATACCGTTAGTTGCTCTTATAGAGATAGATGTAATTAGTCCACCTTTATTTCTTGTAACTTTTGGCTGGAATTTGATACCGAACTTGTATTTGTCATTTGTGTAATACTTTTCGTTAATTTCATCTGCCAACTTCTGATAGTCTTCAATCTGTGGATAGATTTCTTTGATGTAGTCAATAATCTGTTCGTCAGTAGCAACTGGAATTCTTAGATTGAGTCCAGAGTTGATTTTAATGTTAAATTCTGTTAAATCACGAAGATGTATACTATTGTTATTATATTCATTATTTTCTTTTAAATTATGAATAAATGTCTTATGAGTAATAGAATACTTATTACATAATTCAATAATTAAATCTTGAACATTTTTATTGAGAATATAAGTCTTGCAATGATTGTCTTCTTCATTCCAAGCATTGTACTGATAAGTGTCATTGATGACTTTCAATAGGTCAACTTTCTTTGCCAACTGTAACATTCTTGTAACATTGACTTGACCGTTATAGATTTCACAAAGTTCACCTGTAGTTGGAATAGGAATTTCATAAATGTGTTCTCTACCAGAAATATGCTTGAACATATCTACGAATGGAATCAATGTTGCAAGATTCTTTTTCCACTGTCTTCCACATACAGTCTTAAATGATTCTTCATCTATAACATCATTTCTAAAGTCAGATTGACTATATTCTGTTCTTTCGTTCTTAGTCAATTCTTTGACTTCATCATACTTCTTGTCTTTATTGTTGAAGTTAATTTCTATAATTTTGTTAACTACGTTATAATTCATTTGGCGTCCACTCCATCTAAATTAAAATGAGAGGTTAGTATACGAAAATTGTGGACGCTGTATACTAACCTCTCGGTTAAAATTCTTTCCCAGATAATTGTAATCGTCCACTATTCCAACCATCTTAATATATTTATATAAAATATAATTTAATTTTTTGCTTTTGTCAACCCATTTTATGTAATTTTTTTATTACATTTTTATTATTTTTGTATTACCGGAACTTTTTGTTCCATTTTCTTGTCAATTTCTAGCCATAAATTCTTAGAATCTTCCAAATTATGTAAAATTGCGTTATTCATATAGGTCTGATTATCAGTCTTTTGACCCTTTTGAGCATGTGTAGGTGCCATATAAAAGTTAGGTATCATTTGGTTAATGTCAATCATGCACTTTGTATTACATTCAATTCCGAACTTTTTCATCAATCTATCTATCTGTTCTCTATCGTAAGCGTCATTTTTGCCATTCATTTTGAATCCTTTGAAGAATACGATTATTTTGTGATGATAGCAATAGTTAATTATATTGGCAATAGACTCTAAGAATTTTCTATATTCTACAGTATTTTCAGATGTTCCATAGTCAGTAATTCCATAATTGAACTGATTTGAAGGGTTATGCCAACCAAATACAGTGCTTTCAATAGTTCCTTTTCTTGGACTTCTGAACTTTCTAGGTTCATGTGGCAATCTAATACCCATAGCTTTATGATTTTTGCCATTATAAAATGAACATAGCCAAGTAATTGTATTAGGGTCTCTGTAAAGTGTATCTTCTGTAAAGTTATCTCTGCAGATTCTTGAACTAATGTCACCTTCGATGTCTATTGTAATAAATTTGTATCTTTTCATGTTATTTTCCTCTTCCTGATATTATATTTATATAAGTTGCCTTGTCATTTTTTGTCATTTCACGAAGATGTATACTATTGTTATATAATATAATTGTTAAATAAATATGATATAGAGAGGTATATAAATGACAAGATATGATATAATACAGAAATTCATAAATGAACGTAATTACAAGACATTCCTTGAAATTGGTACATTTAAAGGTGATACATTTAATCACATCAACATTGAACATAAAGAATCTATTGACCCTGACCCAGAATGTAATGCTACTTGGCAAATGACTTCTGATGAGTATTTCAAGAACAGTAAAGATAAATTTGACATTATCTTCATTGACGGACTTCACGAACATTCACAAGTATATAGAGACATCTGCAACTCACTTGAACATTTAAATCCTAGAGGCATTATCGTAATGCATGACTGTATGCCAAAGAATGAAAAGATGCAGTTATGGGATAATAAGTCACATCAGCATGAAGAATGGACGGGTGATACTTGGAAAGCATATTATAAAGCATTCGTTGAATCTTCTTATGAAGTATATGTAGTTGATACTGACTATGGTTGCGGTGTCATAGATACTAGCATGATAAGAGCTATGCGACCAACTGGTGTAAATATGGAAAATCTTAAATATACAGATTACTTGTATTACACTTCAACATCGCAATATGGAGTTATAGATGTCAAAGAATTCACAGATAAAAGATAAAGTAAGAAAATCAAAAGAATGGAAAGAGTTCAGAGAAAATCTAATTGAAGAGCAAAAGACTGACCCAATAACTGGTAAGAAATTAGCAAGAGGTTGTAACTGTCATCATTTAGATTTAGACATTGACCATTATGACCAGTTCAATAATGAAAGACAAGTAATGTTGAATAGACAATCACATGAAGTAGTTCATTTCTTTTATGGTGATGAAAGACATAAGAAAGACTGGCGTTCTATGGTAAATGGACTAATTGAAGTATTGGAACGTATGGATAAGTATAACAATGATATAAATAATAATGTTAAAGGTAGAAAATAACATACTGCAATAAAGCAGCAATTTCTCAGAGGTAAAATACATGTCAGAATATAATGTAGATGAGCTAATTCAGCGATTCAAGAAATTTGAATCTGCTTCTTACACAAAGTTCAAAGATTTATTTGAACAAATCAAGTTAGATAGAAAATTTATTTCAGGTGACCAGGTAGATACACTTGACCATACTCTTACAGATGCTAGTATTGGTGAAGGTGTTCCTCTTATGTCACTTAACGTAGTCAAGAACGCAATTCGTACTGTAGTCAATACCTACTTACCCAACACATATAAATGGCAGTATTCAGATGAACGACTCAATCAGTTGGCTGACCAGTTCTTGTCTGATGCAGATAATTCTACTGCAACAGTTGAAGCACTTTCTAATGCAGTTGGTACAGCACTTGGTGTTCTAGTATTTTCAAATGATTATGATATTGACGGTTCTATTAAGCCGGTCCTTTATTCTATTCCAGATGTAACTAATGTTCGTCTTGACCCAAATGCATCTCGTCTTAATTTCGCAGATGCTACTAAAGCTGCTATTGTAGAAATTAAGTCAAAAGAATGGTTCAAGACTAACTATGGTCTCGAATACTTGAATGAATACTACAAGCCACTCATTGACATTTCTGAAGAATATGACAGAAAGACTATGATGCCGCTTGTAACTTACTACGAAAAAGAAAATAATCAGGTTATTTGTTATAAGCTTGCTGGTGATCAGTTACTAGAAGAACCTCAAGTTCTGCCTTATTCGTATATTCCTGTAGTTCCAGTATTTGGTGAATCTGACTGGTCATCTGCATCTAAGCAGTCTTGGACAGGTATTACTACTATCATGCGTCCTATTCAGCGTATGATTAACTATGCTTATCGTCAGATTATCATTCGTGCATCTAAGGTCCCGAAAAATACATGGGTAGGTGGAGATGAAGCTCTTCAAGGTAGAGAAAAGTATTGGCAGAATTCTGAAAGGAATCTTAACCCAATTCGTATCTACAATGAGTATTCTAAAGACCATACTCGTAAGCTTGACCCTCCACATCGTGAAGATAATCAAATCGTATTTGAAGATGTATCTGCACTTATGGACAAGTCATTGCAGTTAACTAACTCTATTGTTGGTATTCCTGCTATCGGTCTTGAATCTCAAATTGAAAGAACTGCTACTGAAGTATTGACTAACCAGAAGACTTTCAATAACAATGTTCGTAATTACATTTATCACTTGAAGTATTCTATGCAGTTGATTGGCTTGCTATTCGCAGAAGAAATCTATAAGCAGCCACTTTATGGCAAAATCAAGGTAACAGTTGTTGCTGGCCCTGATGATGCTATGAGTAAGCAAGAAGCACGTGTTCAGTTGTCTACTTATGCAAATCTTATTACTTCTGATGAAGATAAGCGTAAGTTGCTCATGGCAGAATGTGAAATTGAATCTGATAACGAATACATTAACAAGTTCAAGAATAGCTTACAGCCTCAGCCAACACAAGGTGAAATTCAGGCACAGCAGATGTTGCAGCAAGCTAATACTGAAATCAAGAACAGAGATGCTCAGATTCTTGAACTTCAGAAGCAACTCAATGACTTACAGCTTCAGCAACAGTTACAGGCATATTCAACTGAACAACAGATTCTTTTGAATAACCAGAAATTTGAACATGAAAAAGAAATGAAATTACTTGATGCTCAAATTGCTGCTGGCAATCCTGCTGAAATGGCTAAGACACAGGCTGAAATAGATAAAGCACAGATGAGTGTAGAAAAAGAAGCTATTTCTCTTCGTAAAGAACAAATTAAAGCAATGAATCAAGGAGTAATCTAAGATGTACATTCCATTTCTTAATCAAGATGAACTGATTTTAGATAATAGACGTCAAATCATTCCAGGCGCAAAGATAGAAGTATTTGACCCTGTATCTAACAATTATGTTGACATTTACACTTATGACGGTTCAAATGAAAGATATACTGTAGCAACTAACCCAGTATATCTCAATTTGCAGTCTCGTCCAGAACATACTTATTTTGCTAAGCAACTTGTTCTTTGCAGACTGTATAAGTATATTGGTAATTTCTCTGACCCTCGTGTAGATGATGATACAAATAACTGGCAATTCGTTCGTGAATGGAATGGTGCATTTTCTGAAAATGAAGTTAAGAATGACACTATCGTAATTGGCCTTGCTGGTCTAAAAGAAGCTAATACAGAACTTGGTGCAGTTAATGTAGTTGGTTACTGGAATGAATTTGACTGTGAAGCTAGAACTTATGTGTGGGACCCTAACTGTAATCAGACACCTGATAACGGTTATATTGTAAAGAATGACAACATTGATAATGGTCGTTGGATTCTTAAATTTGACGGTGCTTATATTCCTTCAACTTATTACGGTGTATATCCTGGTAAGATTGCTAACGTAAATGCTCTTCTTACTTATGTTGATACTGTTGGAAGTGACCAGACTAAGACTGCTCCTGGTGTATATTTCGTTCCTGGTCATTATGAAAATACTAACTGGTGGACTACATCTAAGCGTATTCTTATTGCTTCTAATACACAGTTCGATTACGGTGTAGATTGTTCTTGGATTGATGTTAAGGGTAAGCCTACTACATGGATTGGTGACCTTATGCCAACTGATTCTAGTTGCCCAATTCATTCTTGTTGGTATAAGAGTGCCAGATCTTTCTGGGGTTGTGCATCTCGTCATAAGTATTGTGATGGTCGTAACTGGACAAATAATGAAATTATAGCAAGCATGACTAACACTAGTGTAACATTCTACACTAGCGGTGGTGCTGCTCTTAATACAACTACTTCAGATGATAACATTCTGATTTTCAATAACTGTACTGTGGTTGGTGAAAGCCCATTCTTACAGCGTGATTCTAAGTGCAGATTCATCAGCATGAAGTTCACTGATAAGTATTATTTGAATCATGCAATCTATCCTGCTAACATTGATTTTGGTACTATTTCTGGTTATGAATGCACATTCGATGCAGATGAATTTGAAGATTTGTCTAACTTAGCAAATACTGCTTATAAGGGTGGTGTTACAGTTCTTGACCTCAAAGGACATACTGCAGCTACTATTGATGCTACTGAATATATCTCAGTCAAGAATGGTACTGTTAATTCTTTGACAATGGGTAAGAGCACTTCAACAATGCAGTATGAGCTTAAGAATGTCTATGTAAGCAATGTATTAGAATTTAATGGCCAGTCACTTAGCCTTGTAAATTCTAATGTTCGTATAAGTGCATTCCCTTATTTGAATAGCTTATATGTATCTGACAATTCTATTGTAAGAAATGGTTGGACACTTAATAGGGGTGCAGTAAGATGTAATGATTCTAGTTGGCAAATGAATATATCAGGTGACGTTCCTGTTGTATTTGAAGATTCAAATGTAGCTGGTACTATCAACAGTAATAATGTAGCAATATACAATTCTCATATTACTACTTCAGCACAGCTTAACATTACACCGCTAACTGTTACGACACCTTCTGAACATAAAGTATTCCAGATTGTTGCTGAGAATTCTGTATTTGATAGTGACATAGCATTCGTACCTGGTGAACAATATGACATTTATTGGAATGTAAGAATTGTCAATAACACATTCAATGGTGTATATGGCCTTACTTGCCCATACTGGATTGATGTTACTACTTCTAAGAGAGCAATCGCAGCATACACTACATCTAGTATTACACATTATGTAGATTATGCTGGTAATAAAGGTATTTGTCCTAAAGATAGATATACTGGTCAAATTGACTGTAGCTTGACAGAATGGGCTAACTGGAATCCATCTTGGATGAGAGGTAAATCCAATAGTTCAGTTAACTACAAGGTATCTTATAGAACATTCCCAAGATTCTTCTTAGTAGAAAATGACTATGCTATTGCATCGCCTGTATTCACTAGAGCAGATGACTGGGGCTTTGGTATGTTACTTGGTACTGATACTAACTTGGCAACTGTATCGTTAGTCAACCTTTCTGAAATGATAGCAGACTCACAAGATTCTGACTTTATCGCTTGGAGAGACGCACATGGTTACACGCCAGAAAATCTGAATGACTACTTCATGCGTTGTAGAGGTCTAGCTGCAGATGCATTCAATACAAGTTACATGTACTATTTCTGGTAATAAATAATTATGAGGATATAATATGGCATTAAGAGCATTATGGGATGTCACCCAGCAATTTCAGAATAAGAATGGTTCTAACTTAACAAGTGGTAAAATTTACATCTATTACCAAGGTAGAACTGCTCTTGCTACAACATATCATGACGAAGACGGGACTGTTGTGAACAGCAATCCTGTTCTTCTTGATAATAATGGTCGAGCAACTGCATTTGCTGATCCGATTTATTCTTACACTATCGTAGTATGTGACTACTACGGTAAAGAGTTATTCTCTCAGGACATTACACTTCATGACGCAATTTCAACTGCTGAAGATGTAGTTGTTCTTGGAACTGATGGAACAGTATTAGTTGATAGAACTGAACTTCCAAATGGCGTTCAGTATGACCTTTCTGTTAATACTGATATTATTGCTACAAAAGAAGATGTATCTGACCTTGAAGATGAAATAAATGATAAGCTTGATGATATAGAATCTGAGTTGGCAGATAAGAAAGATAAGCAGACTGCATTGTCATTTGATGGTGCAGCTACTAAGACAGTTAAGAAGATTACACAGAACGCAAATGGTGAAATGAATGTTGAATTTGAAGACATTGATTTGCCACCTGAAGTTCCTAATGTTGAAATTACATCTGAAGACAATTCTGTTCAAGTTACTGAATCTACAGATATTCAGACTAACACAAAGACATTTGACCTTTCTGTAAATGTAGATGATCCGCTTGAATATGGTCAGTTCAGAGCAACTAATGTTGTTACCCAGGCACAGTTGGCTAAGATTAAAGGTAATTTAAATCTTAACAATTACTCTATTGCGTTAAAGAAAGGTAATTCCTATCACTTTACTGTTCGTGGTAGCTATGTTGCTACTTCAGCAGCAAATACTTACAATACTATAACATATATTGAGTATAGTTCATTTAATGGTATTAACGTAAATGTAGATAATACAATTACCGATAGCCAATACTTTGAAATTTCGTATGATGTATACAATTTAAGTCGTGATGTCAACTATAATGTAGCATTTGCTGCTATGTCTGGTGGTAAAGTATCTGAATTATGGATAGAAGTTCATAACCTGAACGGTGTATCTATCAATGGTAGTGGTGGTGGTTCTACATATACTGCTGGTGATGCTATTGACATTACGAATAATAACATATCTGTCAAGTATGGTAAAGGCTTAACAGTCAATGCTTCAAATGAACTTGAAGTTAAGGCTGGTAATGGTCTAACATTTGATGAAGATACATTGGAAATTGAAATTGACAGTGAAGTTACAGATGTAGTTGAGACTGTTGAGAAGTTGAAGCAAGACCTTGATACGCAGTTGACAGTTAACTTTGACATGCCAAATGTTGATAATGTATATGACTTTGCTGACCCAACTGTAATAGGTATGTCAAATGGTGCAGTAATGCTTTGTCAGGCTTTCACAGTTCCTATCAACCACGACATTCGTGTAGATGATGGTGAGACTGAGAATCCTACATTGATTGGTATTTACGCAAAGCAGGCTTTCAGTGGTAAGAAGATTATGCTTGCCTTGTATGTCTATGACTTTGATACTGGTTATACAGATTATGTTGGTGATACTGGTCCTGTAGAAGTAACACAAGGTAGAAATGAATTCCCATTAGTTCATATCAATCCTAACATTACTGAACTTAAATCTTCTTGTGTATACTATGCTACATTGTATCTACCTTCTAATGCTCACAGCAATGGTCTTTATCTTGCTGGTTGTCCATCATACAGTAATGCAAGTTACATCAATGCTACACCAAGATTTACTGTAGGTGTTGAGAACATCACATACAATAATACTGAAATTGATATGTCAAATGCTACTACTGGTAGACTTGACTACAATGACGGTAATGGCAACTACTACATTGGACCTTGGTCTGACAACTATAATGAAAGACCTTCTATCCCAAGATTCTTTATGCAGATTCGTAATGGCGATGTTGAAGCACCTATCATTGTTGAACCTTTTACTGACATTGGAAGTTATACATTGAAGAATACCTCTTCTATAACTGATGTATTTGGTTCAACTATTACAGTTAATACATCTACTTACGGTGCTATGTTCATGGAAGTAACACCTGCTCAAGATGTTGATGTTACTGGTTGGGTATGCTATGACAATTACAGTATAGATGAAAGAAATTGGTATGGAATTGTATTTGATTCTGCCTTTGAAAATCAGTTATCAAGTAATAGTAATGGAACTGTATCTGAACTAGGTGAAATTTCAACTGGTGTATATGGACATGAATTTACTCGTTCTAGTCCACTTCATTTGACTGCTAATACTACTTATAGATTCTTGGTAGGTATTCCTCATAGCAATAATGATATGCTAGTACAGTATAATACACCTTCTGTACCTAAGAATTTGCATCTATTTGAAAGTGGCTACAATGTATCTCAATGGGTTACATATAGTAGAGCAAATAACGTTCAAGGTATAGACTTCTTAATCAAAGATGCAAATCATGAATGGAGAATTTAAATATGGCACAACAGAATAAAGTTGCAGTTAATTTAGCACAAGACTTTACAGATGCACAGCAAGCACAAGGTAGAACTAATATTGGTGCTTCTCAGATTAAGTATGACAATGCGGTTACAGATATGACAGTAACTAAAGAAATTGTCAGACCTTACATGAATATCAAATATACAGCTACTATTGGTAGTGATAATTTCTTATTGCTTCCTAGTTCAGGAGCTGATGGTATGGTAGTAAAGTCTAATGGTTCTCTACAGACTCAATCTATACCTACAAATGACTTTGCATTTGCTGAATATGGAACTACAACATTTAGTGAAATTCAGTCAATGATTAATGCTGGTAAGCAGGTAATTATGACAAGTTCTGGAAGGTTAGCTGGCTTCTACAAGTACTCTACAGAGACAGCACACTTATTCCAGTATTTCTATGCTGATCCTACTCGCTTTAATGAATATTGGTGTGATAATACTAATCAGTGGTCTACTTACACATATTATGCCACTGACTTGCGTTCATTACCTCAGTATTGTTACTATCGTGAACAAATTGGTACTTGGGGTGTACAAGGCACTGTATCATCTAACCCTACTTGGTTGATGTCGCCTGTAACAAGTACTTGGTATGATATGGCAGGAACAGTAAAGACTGGTGCTACACAAAGAGATTTACTAAAGTCTTATGGATTCCCAAGAACTTGTAGATTTGGTATAAGTGGTACATTCCAGTTACAGGCTGATGCAGTATTAAATCAGAGTGTATCAATAGTTGCAAGATTAAAGTTGAGTTATGCTTATAGAACAGCTGGTTCTAGTTCTTATGTGTGGAATGACATACCTTACTGGGAAGGACAGCTTTACACATTTACTAATTTCAGAGACATTTCTACTAGTACTTTAACTAGAAGCTTGTCTGACCCTATTCAGTTGAACGCAATAGCTGATTTGCCACAGAATGCATGGAAAGGTTATGCTAATAATACTAACTATGAAGATTTCTTCTTATGTTATAGACTTAATTTAGTAAATTATGCTATTCCATCTTCTGTTACTACTGTGTGGGTTGATAGTAATGGCTTTAGAGAATCTCTTGCTATTATGATATAAGGAGATAATCATGGCTCAAGCAATTACATCACTTATAGCAGCAATTCCAAGCGGTGCATTACCCATTGTGGTAGTCATCCTTGGCCTTGCCTATCTTTACTTTAAGTTCAATAAAGTCGAGAAAGATAGAGAAGTTACTAAGCAGCAAAGGGATAATGACAGTCAAGCTATTCACGACGATATACTAAAATTGAAATTTGATGTTACTAATCTTCAAGGTATAGTAAATCTACACAAAGATAAATTGGAAAGTATAGATAAGCAGCTTGGCTTAGTTAATCAAGAACTTGTCAAGTTGAACATCCAAGTTGAACACTTGGCAACTGCATTAGAAAAGCAGAATGAAATAATGATAGAACAAATGAAGATGAAGAAATGATAACACTATTATTCATACTGACATTGCTAATAGTCGGTTGCATATTCTTTAATAACAATGATTGGGGAAAGTAAATGTTACAAGATATTAGCATAGACAATTTAGAGTTAATCTTCAAATTTAAGCAGTACTTTGCTAAAGTAGTGCTATTATTATCACCTGAAGAGAAAGAAATGTTCGAAGCAATTATAAGAAGGTTACAAAGTGCAGAGTATTGATGAACTATACAAAGAAATGTGTGAACGATGTAATGTTGAATATGAACCATCTGTTAATAATACAGAAAAAATTGATACTACCTATGGTGAAGGTGTTGGATTTCAGAGATTGAGACGAATTACAGGCTATCTCGTAGGTGATGTATCAAGATGGAATAACGGTAAGAAAGCTGAATTAAATGACAGAGTTAAGCATGATAAAGATAGTAGATTGGAGTAATATAGTTAATTATAAGAAAGTTAATGGCCTATATGTTATACAAAATGACGTATGGATTGATTTTCTGTATAACGACAATAAGTTCAGAATTACAGTTAATGCTGGTGCAATGACTGATGGTCTATCTGTCCCTAAGATATTCAGATGGTATTTATCAGACTGGAATGACAGTAACTCGCTTTATAACATTGCTGGAATCTGCCATGACGGTGCTTATGGCAGTGAATTACTGTCTAAAGAAATAGCAGATGAACTGTTCTATCAAGGTCTATTGAAAGCAGGAATTTCAAAATCTAAGGCTACTGTTGCCAAATGGGCAGTTGAACACTTAGCAGGTCTTCACTATGGCAGAAAGAATGATGACTTTGGTATTTCTGAATATGTCAAGGTAGAAGCAATATGATTTTAGTTAAGAAAGATAATCAACTATTCATCAATGATGTAAAAATATGTGATACACTTGACCCAAATGTATTGCTACCTGGAATATACAAATTGGAACTGAACTACAGTTCAAAATTCAAAAGAGAATTACCTTTAATTTACAATGAAGAATTTACTGCTAATAGAGGATTCAGAATTCATCAAGGTAATACTTTAAAAGATTCTAATGGCTGTATATTAGTTGGAATTAAAGATAAAGATAATCATTTAATTGATAGTACTAATACATTAAATAATCTAATTAACATTATAAAATTTAATAAAATTATAAATTTAATTATTATATAATAACAATAGTATACATCTTCGCAAATATATGAAAAAAGACCCGCAAGCTTACGCCTACGGGTTCTTTTAACTAATAATTTGTGAAGTAAGTGACTAATTCAACAGTGCTTCACAAGGAGTATTTGAGTGAGTATTATACTAAGGAGGTAATCTATTTATTACTTGTTAAGATTATATTTCAGCAATGTTCTTGCAAATTCATTACCTTTATCAGTAATTACATATTTTGGAACTTTCTTTCCAATGCTTTCAATATAACCAGCCTGCTTAAGAGCAGTCCAAGGATTGTGACCATAACTAGGATGCATCCATCTTTCAAGATTTAGACTCTTTTTCCACTGAGCCCTTGTGCAATTAGGATGAGTCTTGACATAAAGAAGAATGCTGTAATAACTGCAGCGATTTTCAATGTTATGAGACTTTCGTGTAAAATTATAAATGTTCATTGTTATTTTCCTTTTTTTGAGTTATTTTTGATTTATGATATAAATATAATAAATAATTTCAATCTTGTAAATGGTAAAAATCCAAAAAATGTGTAAAAAGATTTTTACATTCCTAAAATGTAATAAAAATGTAACATTTATGTAAATTTTAGGTTACAAAATAGGTGCACAAATGTATAATATGCTCTTATTTGCTCAGAAATGACGTTCTAAGACATTATTTTTAAGAGTAATAAAATATATTACTAACTGTAAAAAATGTCCCAGAAGTCATTCTAGGGCACTCAGAAGGCATTTTAATTGAACAGTGACCAATAATAAAAAATAAAAATATAACCCTGGAAAGTTAGGGTTATATTAGTTATTTAGATTTTATTTAAAGGTTGTAATTTGGTATATTTTGTAATAGTGTGTTGTAGATTTTTTAATTGATTTAATATGGAATTGAATTGGTTATATGTTAGTGTAGTGTAAAGTGATTGACCCTGGATTTGAGCTAGGGATTTGAGTGTGGAATTTAAAGAATTGATAGAATTGATTGTGTTAATATAATTAGTGTTATTTTGCATTGTTATTACCTTTAGTTAAGTAAGTTAGTAATTTAACTTACAACTAAAGTATAGTAATAAATTTATGAATTGTACACTGATTTTTCGAAGATGTATACTATTGTTATATAATATAAATTTTTATTTAATTATTAGAAATTAAATATATTATTATAACTATTAGTTACATCAATATTCTTAGAATAGTTAAATACAGTAGCATCATCCTTGTCAAAATATGAAATCAATCCACATGCTACACAAAAGCCTTTCATACAGTTATATTCATTCCAGCAATGACTGATAAATTCAAATGCTGTAATGTTATTTCTTTTTAGCCAAGCCATAGTAACAGCTTCATCCTTGACGCACTGGTTATTCTTTGTATCTACAAAGATGAAATTCCAGCCATATTCACCGAAAATGATGCACGGAATCATGTTCTTGTTATACTTGGTAGTGATAGAAATAGTATTCATTGTGTCCTCTTTGTTATTGATTTATGTGTATAATATAACTAATTTAACGACACTTGTTAACCCGTATTTCTGTAAATAATTATTTCAGTCAACTGCGAAGATGTATACTATTGTTATTATATAATAATTAAATAAATTTTTTAGATGTTATTATGTTAATACATTAAATTAAATGATATAAATATATTACAATGAATGGTAACATTGACCTTTAACAATGTTGAGAGGTATAAGATATGATTGAAATGATAAATGCAGATTATGGTGCTTGTGGTCAAATTAGAGTTAATTGGCCTGCACAACTATTACAGTCTATGGGAGTTCAAGTTCTAAATACACGAACACTTTATGCTGGATTTCCGTTAGATAAGATTTACATTCAGAGGTGTGCTGAGCAACCTATCTTTGACATTCTTAGAAAATGTAAGTCAGATGTAATCTTGGATTTTGATGATTTGCTCTTCAAAGGTTATAATGAAGGTATTCCAAGTTATAATCATTCAAAAGATGAAATTGATGTTGAAGCAACTACCAAATGTATTAAAGATAATCTTGATTTGGTAAGTAAAGTTACAGTATCAACTGAGTATTTAAAGAATGTATTTACTGATACGTTCAATTTTAATCGTGTAGAAGTTATTCCTAACTATCTGCCAAGATTCATTTATCATTTTGATAGAAAAGAAGAATTGACTGACAACATAGTTAAGCCTACTGTATTATATGCAGGTTCTTCAACTCATTATAGCAATAAAGATACTGGTGACTTCAATAAGGCACTAATTGACTTTATCAAGAATAACATTGATAAGATTAACTTCGTCATTATTGGCAAGATTCCATTCTTCTTTAGTGACATTGCAGATAAGATTCTTTGCTTTGAACCTATCAACATCTTGGCATATCCAAATTTGCTTCATAGTATCAATGCAGACTTTATTATTGCTCCTTTGAAAGAAAATGTATTTAACAAGTGTAAGTCTAATCTGAAATACTTAGAATCTTGTGCAGTTGGTTCAGTTATGATTGGAAGTTCATTTGATGATAGTCCATATAACTGTATTGATGAAAGATGTAAAATTCAGAAGACAATGAGTTCTAAGCACATTGATAATATGTTCTGGAAATTATGTGAAAAGGACACATATAATGAAATTCTAACTAACCAGTACAATTATATGAACGAAATGTGGTTGGAAAATAACATTAGCAAATATGTAAATCTATTTGATGAAAAGGTAGTAGGTATTTAATATGACAAGAAAAAAGAAGATTGAAGAAGAAAAAGAATTTGAAAAGCAGTTGGCAGAAGTAGAATTCCCAGAATATGATGGCGGTCAGTCAAAAAGAGAAAATGAAATGATTGACTTGCTAAAGCAGATAGTTAATCAGAATGAACAAGTAATTCAACTATTGACGAAGTTGAAGGAAAGATTCATTTAAGGAGGTCACATGGCTGCACCTAAATTAGATGAGACTGGAAAGAGAATTGTTGGTAATAATTTACTAGCTAACTGCAAGACTCGTCAAAAGCAGATGAAGTATCTTATGGATAACATGAGAGAACCTAACTTTGCTATGATTGATGCTAAGTCAGTTGATGAAAATGACGAAGTCTTGAACACTGCAGGTATTACATATCGTATTCTGAATTCACAAGGATTTGGAAATGGAGCACATAGTTCAAATGCTTTGCCAAGTTGGGGTTCAGTCGCTAACTTTATGGCAAGTATTCAGGACTATTTGCCAAAGACACTGAGAACTAAGCAAAATCCTTATCGTCTATGGTCACATCGTTCATTCCAACAGAATGATACACAAATCATTGCCGAAGATACACAAGACCTTCTAAATGATATGTGTGACTGGTTATTCAAGATGAAGACGAAGATTGAAGACTATATTGCTAGTCGTTATTTTAGAGACGGTAGAATAAATCACCTTGAGACATTGAAGAGACGATTCAAGGACGATTGGTCAGAAAGAACTGAACAGCAAGTTGAGGCAAATATACAAGATAACAAGATCGAAGTATCATTTGAAAAATTATGAGAAAGCTATACAAATTAAGTGAACCTCAGTTAGAATTCGTAAATTCAGATGCAAGATTTACGATTTTTAACGCAGGTCGTTCATCTGGTAAGACATTTGCAGCATCTCTTATTGCTGCACGTGCTTTGCTATCTGAAAAGAAAGTTATAGTATTTGCTCAGAACTTCAAGGCACTTTCTGAGAACTTGATGGTTGCTATTGACGAAAGATTATCAGAAATGACTGGTCATCTTGGCAAGATTTATAAATTTAACCCTAATTCACAAAAAATTACTTATGGCAAAGGTGCCATATATGGAATGTCGTATGAGAACATTGAGACTTGTCGTGGATTTACTGATATTGAAGTTGCTATCTATGATGAAATAGCTATTGCTCCTGCTAACTTATTGTCAACTGTAGCATATTGTCTTCGTGGTAAGAACATTAAGCCACGTCAATATGCAATGACTACACCTAGATTTGGTACTTGGTGGAATAAGTATCTAAAAGATAATCAAGATGATAAAAGTATCAAGATTATTCACTCTACAGTATTTGACCTTAATAAGAAAGGTAATGATGATGAATCTGTAATTACTCAAGAACAGATCGACAACATGATTAAGTCAACTCTTGATGAAAATATGCTTCGTCAGGAATTGTATGGTGAACTAATTGAAGATAATTCTGCAGGTGTTCTATTCTCGACTAGATTATTGTCAAATGCGCCTAAATTCATGCAGCGAAATAATAACGGTTATGCTATTGGTATTGACTGTTCTGGTCTAGGCAAAGATAGTAATGTAATTGTAGTAAGAAATCAAAATGAAATTCTTGACATAATTGAAAAGAAAGTTGCTTCTAATTCTGAACTTTGCTCAATAGTCAGAGGATTGATTTTGACACATGGTAAAGCAAATCTTTCACATGTTGCTATAGACGAAGCTTATGGGTTGGACTTGCATGAAAGATTATCAGATGCTGGTATTACTGCTACTATTGTACCATTTGGCGGTAAAGCTAAAAATCAGGCTTATGCTAATCAACGTGCAGAAATGTACATAAATTTGAAGAAAGGTATAGAAGAATATGGTCTAAAAGGCATAAATGATGAGTTATATAGAGAATTGCAGGCAACTAAATACACTCTGAACAATAATGGAAAAATCCAACTTATACCCAAGGATGAGATTAAATTGAACATTGGTCGTTCACCTGACATTGCAGATGCCCTTGCACTTACATATACACAAGACATTATTCCACTTGGACTAATAGAATCTGACCGAGAAATACAAAATAGATATATGCTGTAAAAAATATTTTTTCATCATATATAAATAATAATGTAGGATGGAACGCTGCCACTTACATTCAGCAAAATCAGCGTTATGAGAGGTATATAAAAATATGGATGAACAAATCCTTGATAATATGAATGTTGATACAGTAGAAGAATCAGCTGCTTCAACCGCATCAACAGCTGTCGAACCATCAGAAGAAGCAGGCATTGTAGCTGACAATAGTCCTAGCGAAGCATCTAATGAAGTAGAAAATCCAGATGTGAACAGCAACATCGAGAAGGCAAATAATACTCAACGTCAATACACTGACTTAGAAAAAGCACAGTATTCTTTCCATAAGCAGTTCGCAAGACAAAAGGCTAAGCATGAGCAGGAAATTGCTAATCTTAGAGCAGAATTTGATAAGCGACTAGCTGAAGAGATTGATAAAGTTAAGAATCCTGCAAAATATGCTCCTAAGACTCGTGCAGACTTCCAGTATGACGATGATTACGTAAAGTATCTCGCAAATGAACAAGTCAATGCAGCACTTGAAGCAAAAATTGCTGAATATCAGAAGCAACAGGAAGAAGAACAACGTCAAGCTCAGGTTGATGCAGAATACAGGAATATGCTAGACAAATCAGTCAAGTCGATTTATAACACTCCTGAAGCAGAAGCAGACTGGCGTGCTAAAGTTGGCGAAGGCATGAAAGCTGGACTAGGTGCAATGATTGATTCTGATGAAGATTTGTCAAATTACATTATCTTCTCTCCTATCGGACCTAAGATTATGTACGAACTTGCTACTAACAAAAAGACAGTACAAGATATTTTCACTATCGGTATGACACCTGACGGTCATGCAATTCCTCGTTCTCCTGGTGACAGGATGCGTAAGATTGAAGAGTTGGCTGAAAGGCTGTCGAGAACTGATATAAATAACAATAGAACAAATGTTCAACCAGTAAAGCCTATCGGAAGACCTGGAATTAACAAAGAGGTTAAAAAAGACATTTTCAGTGACCCTAAAGCTTTGTTGGACATGATGTATTAACAATTCATTTTATAAGGATAAAAAATTATGGCTACAAATGATCAGACATTTAGTAATAACAAGAAAGTAAAGATGATTGCAACTGCAGTATATGCAAATTGCCCTTATCTTAAGAAAGCACATTCCTATGTTCCTATGGACCAAATGGAAAATAAGAAATATGGTAACAAGTATTCTGTCTATATTCCGGATCCGGGTAAGACTCGTATTGCTTCTGCTACTGATGGTAAGGCAGGTCTTGCTGCTCAGTATGACGCAATTAACGAAATTGAATACGAAATCGTATGTGATGCAGCTCTTAACGACTGTGAATTGACTCTTTGGAATAAGTTCGGTGATGTTGAATCCTTCAAGGACCAGATTGCTCTTCCTCATGGTCGTTCCGTTGCTCGTGGCGTAGAAAAGGCTGCTATTGATAAGACTGTATTCCAGGCATCTCAGGCTGTTGTTGGCGCTGCAGGTCTTGAAATTCTTTCTGAAGCACAGGGTGCTTTGGACATGACTGGTGCAGTTGGTAATAAGGTTACATTCATCAATCCTACTGTTGGTACAAAGATTGCTGCTAAGGCACTTGGCGCTTTCAACAACCCAGACATTGCTAAGGACCTTTACCGTGATAACTGGCTCGGTAAGTATGGTGCATCTACCATCGTTACTGAATCTTACATGCCGGTAGTTGTTGGTTCTAGTGCTCGTACCGCATCCGTAACTCTTACTGCAGTAACTACTGACGGTGAAGTTGTTGGATTTGAACCAATCAAGAGCGTAACTGGTACTGCTAAGAAGGGTGATGCATTCAAGGTTGAAGGATTGAAGCTCGTTGACAAGAACGGTGTTCAGACTGATGCTGACTACGTTATCATCGTTGGTGACAATGGAAAGATTGCTGAACTTCGTATTGAAATTGAAGGCAAATCTTGCAACAACGCAAATGCATGGGTAGCAGAAGGAACTGATTCCTTAACTCTCGTTCCAATGCTTGAAGATGGTAAGAAATACGCAGTAACTCAGTGCCGTATTGAAGGTGCAGTCGCATTTGATTCCTATAAGTTCGCTGAACTCCCAGGAACAAAGATGACTACTGAAAAGTTCGAAGATTCTGCAATCGAAGTTCAGACTTATGAAGGTGGTAACATTGACACATTCACCTCTGGTGTTCGTATTGTTGTTCCTTTCGCTGTCGGTCTTCCTGATCCTCGTGAATCTGTCGTTGCTTACATCGAAATGTAATTAAATAAGATACTCTGTATCTCTCTCTAAGGTATCGTTGGTTAACACCTTCGGTACCTTTTTTAGTGATATAAATAATAATGTAGAGGTAAAATAATGATAAATGTAAATGATTTGATACAGAATGCATTCCAGCGAGTTGGTATTTGCGGTGATGGTGAAGTTCCTACTCCTACACAAGCTATGGCAGGTGTAGCTGACCTTCAGTCTCTTATCACTGAATTGAATACTGAAGATTATCTCCTTGAAAATTATGTTACATTTGACGCTTATGTCAGTAAGAAAATTAAATTTGCAGTTAAGCCTGAGCACTGGTTCGAAATTGAAAATGCTAATCTAATTGATACTAAGATTGCTAATGATCAGACTGAAGTTGGCGATGTATACAAGATTAAAGACAAAAATGAATTTTATACTATTCGTTGGGATTCTATCAATCAAGTAATGCGTAAAGATACAAATCCTGCATTTAATGCTTATATGACTGAGTACTGGCCAACATTCTTCGTTGATGCTGTTCCTGATAGATGTATCGGTGTTGCTCGTAAAGTTGGTAATACTTATAAGCAGTTAATTCCAGCTGACAAGATGATGATTGATGCACAGACAAAAGGACATCTTGCTGAACTTTATGCTATCGAGACAGAATGGGTAGATGTTGATTACTTACATGACCCTGAAGACCCTAACTATGAACCTGTTCCTGTTGAATACTTTGTAGTAGAATTTGATAGTAATGTATCTGCACAGTTCAGAGTAACTATTTTGAAAGGTATTAAGGTCTATACAGCAGAAGACAAGCTTCATATTTCTAGCAAGTATCAGTCAATGATTGAAGATGGACTTTGTGTTAAGCTTTGTCAGCGTTATAAGTATTTGGAAATGAAAGCTGATTTTGAAAAGGATTTTGATTCTGCAAAGTCTATGATTAGTCGTATTAACAGTTCTAATCGTCCAATGCTTTATCAGGGCTTTGGAGCAAATGACTACAACAGTAACTATTGGAATCTTTATTCTGGCAAATTCTGGGGGTAATAAATGGCTAACAGAATAACCTACGACCTTACTGGTGGTACTGATTTTGCTATGGCTGCACCTAACATTGAAGGTTCAGCTGTATCTCGTAATATGTTCACTGAAGCAAATACAGAAGGTGAAGAAGGTAAAGACGTTCGTACATTTCTTCAAAGCTGTCCTGGTATTAAATACACATTTACTCTTGGTAGTGACAGTAATTGTGATGGCCTATATGTTCCTTCAACTGGCTTAGCAAATATGGACTATGAACAGTGCTTATTTGTAGCATATAAGGGTAACATTCATAGAATTGATACTGCTTTAAATGACGAAGTAGTTGGTAATTATGCTCTTGGTAATACAGTCCAATTTGCTGAATCTGGCGGTGAACGTGCTATTCTTCTTTGGGTAGACGGTAATGACATTCATGGTTATAATCTAAAAGAAGGTACTTCTGTAGATATTACTCTACCAAAAAGAATTGACCAGGAAAATTCTTATATTCAGCCAACTCACATTGCAGTAGTTGACGGTACAATCGTATTGAATGACAAAGGTAGTTCATTCACTTATTACTCTATCAAGTTCCCTCTTAATACCGCTAAGAGAAATGTATTTAAGATTATAGGTGGTCAAGTTCAGTATAAGAATGATGGTATTACAGTTGATACTATGGAAGTTGATTCTGGTGAATACTGCTTCTTAGATGATTATGGCGTTCAGAAGTATTTCAATGGTTCTACTTCTTCTGATAAATGCGTTGCTTTGACTTCAGTTGGTCCTTTACTTACAATGTATGGTCCTTCTTCTATTGAATTCTGGCAGAAAGGTAATGCTGAATCCTATCAGTCTTGGCAAAGAACTTCTTACACAATTAACAAAGAACAAGGCCTAGAAGCACCTTACTCACTTGCAACAGTTAACCATTCTCAGTTCTGTATTGGTACTGGTAAGGCTAATGCTAAGTGTGTATTGATGATTAACGACACAAATGTTCAAAAGATTTCTCCACTTTGGTTAGACAGAATTCTAGCAGATAACGATGTCAAATCTGTTAAAGGCTGGTCATATTCAAAGAATAACCATAGCTTCTATCTGTTCTCTATCAAGAATGAATGTTATGTATACGATGTAACAACTCGTCAGTGGCATATTCGTAGTTCTCGTAACTTCTATACTGGTAAGCAGAAGAATTACATGCCATTATTTGCAGCATGGTGGAATAATAAGATTATTACTGGTAGTTCTGAATCTGGTCATTTGTATGAACTCGATGAAAATTATTTCTACGAAGATTTCGATGATACAAATAAGTTACCGCTTCTCAGAATGAGACAGACTCCTGTCATCACGGCTGACTACAAGCCTTTCATTCTTCAAGAATTGACTGCTGAATGTAACACAGGTTCTATGAATACTTATGGCAGACCTGCAAAAGCATTGTTACAGATTTCAAGAGATGGTGGCTATACTTATGGTAACGTAATTGAAGCATCTTGTGGTAGACGAGGTGAATACATGGTTCGTCTTCGTTGGTTGAATCTTGGTATGAATCGTCAAGCTGTTGTTCGTATTTCGTATTCTGAACCAACTGATTTTGTTATTAGTGATAGTTCAATGAGAGTCCAGCCACTTAACTTTCCTATTTAATTAGAGGTAATTATGCAGATTAACGATAGAAGTACAGTTGGTGAAATTCTTCAGGCTATTTCTGGTACATGGGATATTTCTATCAATGACGATTGGAAATGTCTTGAACTTGGTAAGATGAGAATTTTTAAGAAGTTGGTAGATGGTCATTCACCACTTCCTAATAATTTCATTGAACGTAGAACAGAAATTACACCTTATCTTGTCTTTCATAAAGATTCAGTTGAAGGTGGAGTTATTACATTACAAGATACAGCAATAACTGCAAATGGACTTGTACTAATTATACAATTTTAATGTTGAGGTAAATATATGGATAAAGAAAAATTGATAAATGCTATAGAAGACTATTTATTTCCAATTGACGAAATAGATGAAGATGATGAAAAGTCTGGTCTTCAGTTAGTCAAAGAACTCTATTTGGATTCTAAGGAAGACGAGGATGAAAAATGGAAAAAGAAAGCAAGACCACTCAATGGTCTTAACAAAGCAATCGTCGTAACTCCTGAAATGAAAAGGGACCGTGAAGTTATCGTTGAAGATTTGACTGAAGACCATGATGCTTATCAGAGAGCTATTGATGATATACTTGGCAAAGTTCGTAAAATCAATGGTAAATTAAAAGAGGACTAAATTATGGCATGGTATGACGTATTTGACCCAGGTGATGTTCTTGGATTTCAGCAAGATAGACGTGTAAGTAACGCTAATTCTGCTATTCAGAAAGCACAGGATAAAGCAGATGCTGCATCTTCTGCTAACAGAGACCTTTATAATCAGTTCTACAATAAGACACAGAGCACTTATGGTGATACTGCTGCTAAGGTAGATGATTATCTAAAGAATCTTGAAGGAATGGAAGCTTATGACCCAGGACAGTTCAGTTACACTGGTGATGTAAATGACTTCTATTCTAAGGCTGCTGATTTGCGTGTTAAGAACGCAATGAACAACTTGCGTGAAAGTTCTGATATATTCAGTTCAGACTATCAAGATGCAATGGCAGCTAAGCAACAGGCTATGGCATCTGAAGAATGGGATAAGGCTTATGACCGTTACATGAGAGACAGAAGTCAGACTGCAAATGAATGGCAGATGAATGCTAATGCTGGTCAGCAAGCTTACTCTAATCAGTATAATCAGAATAAGGATTTGCTTGGTATTGCTCAGAATTCACAAGACAACTTGATGAATGCTTACGGTAACTACATTAACAACATGGCAAATCAGAATAATGTTGATACTCAGAACTATGCTAACATGGTACAGCAAATGGCTGCTAATGAAAATAGCAAGAAGGGTGTACTTGGTAGATTGTTCGGTTAAGGAGATTTAATATGATTCCATTATGGTTAATGATTGCACAAGGTGTTAAGCAAGTAGCAGATAATCAGAATAATCAGATTGACACTTTCAATAAGAACCAACAGTATGCAGCTAATGGTCAACCTATGAATAATGTCAATATGACTGGTGATTCTGGTAATGGACTTGGAAATGCTTTTTCTACATTTTCGTCTATCTATGGTAACTACTTAGACGATGAAAAGAAGAAAAAGTTATTCCAACAGTAATATGAGGTAAGTATGGCATTATTTTCAAGAGTGCTAGGTAGCTTGCTAGGAAATAGAGAAGATGAGCCAATGGTCGATGACCAACTTGGTTCATTCTCTGCTATTGAAATTCCAGTTCAAGCAACTCAGCAACCAGCTTACTGGGGCATGTCACCAACTGACATTCCTTATGTAACTGCACAGACACAAGATGAACACAATAGACTTTTGAACACTTTCTATCCAGACAGAAAGAACATGAAGAACTGGAAAGAAATGGGTCAGAAAGTTGAAGAAAGAGATCCGCGTTATACAGACAAGGATGCAACTACTCGTAAGAAATTAGGTGCTAAATCTTCTGTAGTTCAAGATATTGCTTTTGATAAAGGTAAGAATCTTGCATGGTTGAAGATGGGTGGACAATGGTATACTTACTCAGCAACACCTGAACAGTTCCAGAAATTCTTGACAAGTGGTTCACTTGGTAGGGAAATGAACAGAATTAAGCATGACAGATCTACTTCTATGAATAAGACTGCAGCAAGACTTCAGCCTTCATTCGTAACTGCTCCTGCTAATACTCCTGCATCTTCAAATGGTATCTTTAGCAGAATAGGTTCATTGTTCGGATTTGGGAAATAAATAATAAAGAGGTAAATGTATGGCATTAAGTGTATTACCACAAGCACCTACCGTAACTGGAGTATATCAAGTAAGAGACTTTGTTCCTCAATTAAATGATGCGTCAAAGTCTGCTGCTAGTGCACTTCAGAATGCTTTTAAATTCGGTACACAGGTTCACGACTATAAGATTCAGCGTGACCAAGAAAAATTGTTAAGTAAAGAAAATGATAGACAGACATTGTTAAAAGAAAATATACAGAATGACGAAATACTGCTTGCTAAGTTGGAAAAAGAACTAGCTGATTTGAAAGCAGGTAAAGATGTTGAAATTCGTAGCGGCGAACAGATGATGCAACAGAATTTAACTCCAACTATGCAGTCTTACATGGATAATCTTAAAAAGACTGATAATGATTCATTCTGGAATTTCAAGCCAGCGGAGGTAAGTAATGGTTAATTTTGATAGAGGTATGCAGATTCCAGCACAAGTAAGTCAGGCTGACTTGTCTCCTGAAAATATGACTGTATCTGACTATTCTGGTGAATTTGACGCAAAGATTGCTCAGCTTGAACAACAGATTGCTCAAGTTAAAGAACGTATTGCTCGAAATAAGAGAGCATTATCTGGCAAGTCTTATGAAGATGTCAATAACCAGATTGCTGCACTTGAAATGAAAAAAATTAACTCTCAAGATCCGTCTATGATTTGGAGATGGCAGCAACAGCGTCAAGATACTTTGAAAGCAAATAATAATGTTAAATCTAAGGCTGCTGAACAGTTCGCTAATACAGTTGATATGTGGGTCAATACTCGTCCTGCTCCAACAACTGAAGGCATCATGCAGCAAATTTCTAACATCAATGCTGCTATTCGTGATGGTAAGAATGCTGGTGCAGATGTAAGCAAATTGGTTGCTAAGAAAGAAGAATTAGAAAATCTTGTATATGGTGGTGATAATACAGGAAGTTCAACTAATTACGGTGTTGGTACTAGTCCAGAACAAAAGACTGGTGAGTTAGAGACTGTACTTGCTACTGCTAAGACTTCTGATGAACTAATTGCATATAAGAAAGCACATCCAGAATTAAAATCTAATCAATTATCAAAAGTTGATATAAAGATTGCTGAATTGAAGAAAAATGAAGATGCTAAAGCAAAAGCAAATGCTAAGAAAAAGGCTGCAAAAGATATGGGGTTCTAAATGGCTACTAACACAAAAAATAAAGAATGGGCAAAGTCACAAAAAGACATGCTTGTTGAATTAGTCAACAAGGGTTATATTGATATTGAAGATGTAAAAGCAATCAACAATAAAGATGATGCTTATTCTATTGATGAACAAGATGCAGCATTTGAACGTGTTAAGAATGATATTCAGAAGCGTTATTCTGAAGACCGTCTTAACAGTGATGATGCTAAGTCTGTTCTTAGTGAAGACCAAATCAAGCAGTTCAGAACATTTAGAGAATCAGTAGACAAATTCGACAAGCCTACTGATGCTCTTCTTTCTTCTAAATTGATTGAACAGATTAAGTCTTCTGGTTATAAAGATGTTC